GTACGATATTATCTCGTACACGCTTAGCTTCTTTCTCGTCCATGCCATTAGCTATGTTGTCTTTCATCTGAGCATCAGCTGCTGCTGCATTGATCTCATGGGTGTAGGCCAGAGCAGGATCTAATCCGAACTGCTCTACCACCTCCATGTCATCGATGTCTGCGCCACGCTTGGCAAAGATGTTATGGTTCTTACGCGAAGAAATAGTCACTGTCTTCGATCTCCTCTATATTAAGGTCTCCCAGCAAAGGCTGTTCAACTGGTTCGTCTACCTCTTTAACTAGATCCTGTTGGATTGTATCGAAGTAGTTCTCTTTATCGTACATGTTTATGAACTCCCGCTTAGTGTGAGCTAGCAGTAGCTCTACATCAGGAGCATGAGTGCTGAAGCTATCATGTACGGCACCGAAGTCTCCGTTCCACTTAGTGATAACGTTAGCCATGTGTGCTGCGTCCATTGAGTGGATGTAGTTAGGTGAGATACCACACATGAATCCCCTCATATCAGGATACTCTGTCTCTAACTTAGCTACATGGAAGACTTGACAGTCATCATTATATTTATTATAGTTAGAGATAGTACCCTTAGTTGTAGCCTTCTTCACGTGGTTACATGTATATACTACGTTGAACCCGGAAGGGGTAGTCCACTCTAGCTTGTCACCCTCATCTCCAACAGCTAGTGCTGCTAGTCTCTGCAGGTAATGCATAGTATCTAGTGGGCCAGGACAGACGTGATTGATAGCCTTGACTAAGATCTTAGCGAATGCCATGCAATCCTCTTCTGTAATCCCGTACTTCTCATGGAAGTCTTCAGTCTTACAATCGAACCACATGTTCTCCCCTATCTTAGTAGCACCAGCTGAGTAGGCACGGGTCATAGACCCTCGCTTACTGATACCCTTACGGATGTGCTTCATAGGCATAGAGTCTAGGATATCTTTCAATCTCCCTTCCTCAGTCAGACGGTAGAGTTCTTTAGCTGTCTGCACGTAGAAGTCTCGTTGTATATCTACAGGTACCAGTCCGACTAGCTCACCAGTCTTACTGTCCTTACTGATAGCACCGAGATGCTGCCACCCATTATTACTCCCGTCCACAGGGATAGGTAAGTGGGTACGGTATACTTCTCCAGCATCTACAGCCTCGTTGAAGTCATGCCACTCAATGCAGCAGGCTAAGAAGGATACTCTCTTCTCTGCCTCGTGGTGGAACCTGCAGTGGAATCCAGCTTCACGGATCCAATCCATGTTCCTGTTAGTCCACTCCACTCTGTCTTCGAGCGTCATCTTATCTACTGAGATAGACTCCAATCCCTCTTCCTCTAGGTACGAGACGTAGTCAGCCTGACACCAGTCAGGGATCTCATCTATACCATAGCTCTGGTTGTAGCTGCAGGCTGTATGGACTGCTAGCCAGAAGAGACCATGCTTATCCATGGGTTTGCCACGAGCAAACTGCATCATACCTCTAGCTAGGTCAGAGCCTTGGAAGTTAAAGAACGGCTCACTGTTGTAGATCCTACCACGGTAGTCAGTCTCAATGAACTGATAGAAGATCTCTTGATCTACTAACTGACTAGCCTTAGCCATAGTGTAACGCCACTCTATGTTTTTACTTCTTCTCTTCTGCTCCTTAGCATCGTTGTTCAGGATCTCTTCGAATGAGATGAAGTCATCCTTGTTAGGATCCATGACATCGAAGATCTTCTTATTCACCCGCCAACCTGTCTGCTGTAGCTTGTTCACTGCTTCAACCCAGTTCTCGTCCAGGTTAAAGGGTTTCTTACTACCCTTAATGATAGGCTTCTCTTCTTCTACATGCATCTGCGTAGGTCCAGAGATATTAGGTGGCTTAGTGAAGATCGTACTGCGTAAGCTATACTTAAGGAATTTAGTATCAATAGGCTCGATGTCAGTCCATCTCTTAGTAGCTAGTACTATGTGATGGCTGTCTCTCATCTGCGGATAGTATAGATCTACTAGCCCACAGTTGTAGTAAGCCTCGATGAATAGATCTCCTACTCTCACTGCCTTAACCCACGTATCGTATAACCCTAGCTCCTCGTCTGGTACCATAGTATGAGTACCGATAAGGGAGGAGACTGCTGTCAGTCTACACTCCCCTGCTGGGTTATCAGATGCTACCTTGGTGAAGCTAAGCTGTAGTAATTCGAATGAGCTATGTACTAGCTCTTCAAGAGGCCGTTCAACTTCAGCGAGACTACGTACTCCTGAGTTAGCCTTCGGATTGTTTAAGTTCGTCTTGTCTATCTTCTTTCTTAGATAGTCTACGACTTCTATCAATGCGCTCAACTTCTAATCCCCTTTCTTCCAGGTATGTTAAAGCTTCTTCATCGTATACCTTGTCGTATACTATACGCCGTATGCCTGCTTGTATAATAAGACCAGCACAAGTATAGCAGGGACTATGAGTGGTGAATAGACTAGCTTCATCAGCTGATCCTCCGTTCTTTGCGAGTTTCATTAAGGCATTAGCCTCGGCATGGATTACTTCCGGTCTGGTATATCCTTTACCGAACCGGGTTTCGTTGTCCATACCTGACGGCATACCATTCCATCCTTGGGATAGGATCTGTCCGTTCTTAACGATGCAGCAACCGACCTTATACTTAGTGTCGTAGCTAAGACCCGCAAAGATCTTAGCAACTGACATGTAGGACCTATCATATCTCAACGTTTTCGAAGTCGAATCCACCTGCTTGCTGCAGTCGTGTGGTCTTGATATCATAGGTAGCGGAGCCGGCATCTCCTGTAAGTCCAGTAAATCGGGACTTGAGTACACGGAACTTGATTGTGTTTCGTTCGCCTTCGTTTTCTGCGACGAGATTACGGGCGAAGGCAACGATGTCAAAGGAGATCTGCTTAATAGATCCAGAACCTTTGATGTCATCGATGCTAGCCAACTTACCTTCTTCAAATGACTGCCCTCCTCCGGCTGCCTTACGTAGGTGGGAGATTAAACCCAGCCATATATTATGACGCTTAACTATCTTAAGCAGGTCACTCATTACTTTGTCGACAGCTTCGTTACCTGATAGGCCTTCACTACCTTCCGAGACAGCGATGGTAATGTGGTCGAGGACCAGGTATTTACAACCGAGTAAGGCCATGTACTCGATTTTGTCGATGAGGCTGTTGTCTCCAACGGATCCTTGGTGGTCGAGTAAGACAAGTCTTTCATCTCCAAACACCGAGTCAAAACCACTGCGCATTTCAGCCTCAGTTGCTGGTGGCGGGTCATTAACAGACCGTCTGAGTGCCATGCTGATAAACTTCTCAGCTGTATCTCCAACACTTTCTTCGAGAGATATGAGACCAACTTTGTCTTCAGTTTTTCCGAGTAAATCCAAGACAATCTCTTTGATAACAGTAGATTTGCCGCTGCCAGTACCAGATGTGAATAGAGTAATTTCACCTTGACGAATTCCTTTTAATTTAGTGTTGAGCCCATCTAAACAGGGCGGATAGGGTATGGATTCAACTGCTTGTCGGTTCTTGAACTGTTCCCAGATCTCTTCACCGACTACGATACCAGCTGGATTCCATGGCTGAGCATCCCATACTGCACGCAAGATACTATCTTTACCGTGCTTCATGAGTGCCTCGTTAGGATCTTTGCATGGCAGTTTAGCAACCCGTGCCTTACCTGCCTTGATCATCTTAGCTATATTATCTGTAGCCTTTTGCCCTGCCTCATCCTGGTCTAGCATGAGGATCACAGTGTCGAATGTGTTTATCCAATCACGGTTGGCAAGTACACTACTAGTCCCGCTAGCAGAAGGGATACTAACACAAGGGTAGATCGTTCCCTTGTAGTCGAGAAACGCTTGCGCGACCGACATGCAGTCGATCTCACCTTCGGTGATGACGAGTGTCCGATTACCGGTACACCGAGACTGTCCAAAGAGTTCCACTCCTTTAAAGTCTCCATGTACTCTGAATTCCTTAGGTAACTTCCGTTCTTTGTAAGCACTGACCTGTCCCTCCTTAGTATAAGGGTAGAAGTGTGAGGCAGGTTTCCCATCAGGATCTACACTCATCTTCACATTAAAATAATCTACTACCTCTTGGGATATACCACGACTAGCAATAGGATAACTGCGATAATCAGGAATTTCCATGAGGCTAGTTGAAACAGAGCTAGTATTGGTGGTACTTCCATTCATCTGTACTCTTTCTTTATTAGGGTTACGGGTATTGCAGCTGAAGCAGAACTCATGTCCGTCCTCATACACTTCAACTGCATCCGAACTGTCACACTTGGTGCAGTTTGTTTTCATTACTTGAACCTTTCTTCGGCCATTACCTTAGCGATATGCATTGGTGTATACTTCTCATCACGAGCACGCCACAGTACCTCTTCGGTAGTGAACTTGATCTGCTTGAGTTTGTCCATCACATCGGAGTCCATGTAGCTAGCATCCTTCATACCCTCTTTAACGATGATGATACCGCCAGCGTTAGCGAGGAAGTCAGGAACTACTGTGATACCTTTACTAGCGTAAGCTACATCCATCTCGTCACAGCAGAACTGGTTGTTAGCTCCACCACATACGATATCACCTGGTGTTAGAGCTGTTAGTGTATCTCCATCTAGTCCTCCACCTAAAGCGTTAGGTGAATAGATAGTACCGTAACGAATGAGAGCATCGCGTGACCGTACAGGTACAGCACCGAACCGACGGAAGATATCCTCTCCTACTTCTTTGCGAGGATCGTAGGTAAATACTGAGTCAGCCTCATTGTGGATGAACTTAACTAGTCTAGCACCTACCTTACCGAGTCCTTCAACAGCTACGAACTGCTTACGAAGGGGACGATTGCGGAACTCTAATGCTCCGAGCATAGCCATGTATACTCCGTAAGCTGTAGCGAATCCACTGTCCTCACCGAGGTGCTGACCATTAACATATGGTGTGAAAGTAGATAGCAGCTCAACCTCTTTGGGTCCAGTGCCTACGTCTCCTGCTGTGATGTACATGGTCTCATCTTTGTTGATGTACTCCATTACTTCAGCGAACTTCTGCAGAGTATCCTTGTCTGCTACTGGTGCATTGATCGTGGCCTTACCTCCACCGAGGGCTAAGCCAGCTAGTGCTGCCTTGTATGTCATACCCTTAGATAGGTTCAGTGCGTCTTGTAGTTGAGCATCACGTGACTCGTAAGACATCACACGACAGCCACCTAGTGCTACGCCACGGTTAGTATTATGGATCCCAACGATAGCACGGAAGCCTGTATCATCAGTTGCTTCTACTACCCGCTCATATCCTTCGACTTCTATTTCATGGTACTTCATGACCAATCCCTTTCTTCTTTAAGTTTACGGTTCTTATATTTATTAAGCTTGCTCTTCGCATGGCGTGAGTTGTGCTTGCGGTTCAGTTGTTTCTGTAACTCCCAGTCTGATAAACTCTCTCCCTTTGGGGACGATGTATTTACTGGCTGCGATTGTGTATACTTTGTTGTCATTGAACTCTTCATATATAGTTTGTAGTGTATCGAACAGTGGTTTGAATGTGTTATCAAGGTCAGCCTGTCTAGCAGACAGACCAACATCGAACACGAAATGTAGAGGTGAGTCGCTGAAGGGCCACGTAGTACCCATCAGCTCATCACGTATCTCATTTTGGTAGGCTAGGTATTCACTGGTCTTACTCCTCTTTCCCCGCCAGTACATCTTGTTGGCTGACAGGGGTTTGACTTGCAATTCTATCTTTAATTCTTTCATACTCTTCCCATGAGGTTAGCATTCGTAACAGATCATATGATAGATCAGGATTACCTGCCTTGTATCCACGCCATGAGGCACGGACTCGATTCCAACGGCGCTCCATTGGTACGCCCTTCAGTATCTTCTCAGCAGTCTTAGGTCCTACTCCCTTAATACCGGGAATATTATCTGTACCATCTCCTGTCAGGCACTGTATCATAAGACTGAGATGTGCTTGATCATCATCAACATCAGTATGCATACGCTTAACGAAGTTGTAGTGATGGCCTGGTATCTGCAAGAGATCCTTATCGATACCTGCTATGACGTAAGCAGTCTCAGCTTCACGAGCTTCGTAAGCCCAGATAGCTACGAGATCATCTGCTTCCATACCATCTGCCATCACAGCATCCCATGTCTTACACATATACTCGTGTCCATAGGTGAGAGCCACTTTCAGGTCCTCATCTAGATCTTTACGGTTAGCTTTATATTTAGGGAACAGATCCTTGCGGAAGTTTCCATGTCCCTTTACTGCGACCATCAACTGATCCGATAAACATTCCCGCTTGATGTCATTCATTACATGATCGATACCTTTACGGATATCTTTCTTATTCTTAGTGACACATGCTTGACGGAAATATATCGAGTCAGCGTCAATCAACGTTAGATTTAACACGTTTAAAGTCCTTTCGCTTAGGGCCAGGGGCCCCCGAAGGGGGTCCTAGATCCACCCCCATTTGTTTACGACGATCCCTTTCAGGAGCAGTGATACCGTATCTCCTCATAGTACCTTGACAGGCTCTACAAGTAGACTCATAGTACAACTTAATACTCTTCTTGAAGGGTCGACTTCTTGTTGGACGATCACAGCCTTTGCTAGTGCACGTCCGCATAACTTTTCCCGATGACATAGTCACCTCCATCCATACATTCTATACCGAACTGCTTGGGTGCTTCACAGAAAGCCTCTTGCAAGATCTCGCCCACGCGTTGTGCATCATCGGGGTGGGAGTTGTATGCG